TATCTTAATACCCCATATCCCGAAAGAATGTATTTTAGCCCTCCTAATGATAAAGTTAGAAAGTATTTTATCCATGAAATCTTAACTAATGGAATTTGGCTTAATGGAAATGGTGAGGAAGAAAAACTAGATGAAAAATACGGGAAATTAGTTGAACGTGATCGCTTAACTGTTAACCTATTTTTTCAAGAAGCCTATCTGAACGATAGCCCTACACCAAAACAAAAGGCAAAGATTAGGCTAGCAATGCAAAATAAAAAGGATTGGGGGTATAAAAATAGTGTAAAATTCGGAAGGGTTGTAACATCTGGTTTTTTCAAATAAAAAATTAACAAAGGTAGGAATTTCGGAGAGAAAGTAGGAAAATGGCCTGAAAAATTCCTACCACTGAACCCGTTGGGAGAGTAAGTTTCTACCTAATAAATGGGATTGCGGTAGGAAACTAAAAATAAAATTCCTACCACTGAAACCCATTGGGAGAGTAAGGGAAAGATAATAATGGTAGGAAAATACAACATTTATTAATAAACTTATTATTATTAAATAAGTTATAGCTATATATGTTATAAGTTGTTAAGTTGTCTAAAAAAAATCCTACTTTCCTACTTTTTGCGAAAAACGTTGATTTGACGGGCTATATTTGGTAGGAAAATTTTCCAACACTTTCCTACCAGTTTAAAAAAATCCTACTATGAATATTAAAAAAGGAGGTGTGAAATGGAAATAAAACTAAAATACAATGTAAAGGAATTTAATTTTACATATGATTTTAAAACAGAAGAAACAGCCAGAATGGCTTCGGAAGCGCTAATAGGCTATTTAATAGGAACTCATTTTAGGATAAATGTAAGTGTAGACTTTGCAAGTATCGAGAAAGATAGTGATCTAACGCAATTGTCAATAAAATATATCTCTGAAATTGATTTAAGTGGTATTTTAAAAAGAATTTGTAGCTTTTATGATGAATATCGTTCAGAAATTAAGCTAAATCTTGATGAAGAATGGGAGGGGATATAATGGATAAACTGACAGAAGGGTGGTTGTATTTCTTAAAAAATGGTATAATTAAGACTGTAGAGCTCCCAAAGTTTGGGGAATTGAACATTAAAATTTCTGATGGTGTAGTAACACTAGTTGAAGTAAAAAATAAAATTAAAATTTAAATACTGACCGAAACAATCGGAGGTAGGACATAAAAAAAACACTAACAGTTTTTTGTCTTACTTTCGGTTGTTTTTTAGTTGAAAATTGAAAGGAATAAAATAAAATGACAATGAAATTAAACGGACAAACTAAAAACGATTATGAACAAGCTAAAGCAAAATTTATGAATGCAGTTAAGAATAACGCATCACAAGAAGAACAAGGAATTTTATACGGAGAAATGTTAGATAAATTACAGGATCATATGATTTCTGAAGCACGTCAAGGCGTTAATAACGATTATAGCGCAACTCGAAAACCCCACTTATCGGGAGAAGAAATTACATTTTTCAATGAGCTTGATAAAGAACTACCAGTAGGCATTGAAAAACTGTTGCCAGAACAAACAATCGATCGAATTTTTGAAGATATTAAAAAAGAACACCCACTTCTTGAAAAAATCGGCTTACAAAATGCTGGCTTACGTTTGAAATTTATTAGTTCTGAAAATACTGGATCTGCAACATGGGGGAAAATCTTTGGCGAGATTAAGGGACAACTAAAAGCGAGTTTCGGAAGTCGTCAAGAAATTCAAAATAAATTAACCGCTTTCGTTGTAATTCCAAAGGATTTTAAAGATTACGGCGCAGAATGGATCGAAAATTATATTCGTACACAATTAACAGAAGCCTTTGCCTTAGCACTTGAAGAAGCTTTCTTGAATGGTGATGGAGATAACAAACCAATTGGACTAACTAAGAAGATTACAGGAAAAGCCCAAGACGGGGTAACCACATACCCTAAAAAGGAAAAACAAACTGGTAAGATTACTTTTGAAAGTCCTAGAGCAACCATCAACCAAGTGGCAGACATCTTTAAATTCCATTCTGAAAAAGAAAATGGGGAAAAATATTCTGATGTGACTAACAAAGTAGTCTTAGTGGTTAACTCTTCTGAAATTTGGGAGATTGAAAAAGCTCTAACTAACTTAAGTGATAATGCAGACTATAAAAAAGCAGTTCCTTTAGGCTTACAAATTATCCCATCAGTTGCACAAGAAAAAGGGTTTGCAACCTCCTTTGTACAAGGGCGATATGACGCATTTGTAGGCGGTGGTATCGACATTCAGCGCTATCAAGAAACTCTAGCGGTTGAAGATATGGATCTATTTATTGCTAAACAATTTGCATATGGAAAAGCACATGATGAAAAAGTTTCTGCAATTTGGGAGCTTGATTTTTCTAAAATTAACGGCCAAGGCATTGGGGGTTAATGAATGAAAAATAACGATATTGAAGAATTGTACTTTCTATATCTAAATTGTAGCAAAATCTATCTAAACCCTTTCAAGAAACTATTAGAAAAATGGTATGAATTGAAAGGGGAAAAAGAAGTAGTCAGTGCCTTTAATAGTCTTGAAAAAGAAAAACAAGACTTATTAAAAGAAATTGAGAGCTATAAAGTAGATTTTCAAAACACCTTAGAAGCTCCAGACAAAACTACATTAGATAAAGAAAAAGTCTTGTCAGAAGAATTTACAAAGCGATTAGAGAAAATACATAGTGAAGGTATCAAATATATTTCTAACTGGAACAATCTGATCGACCAAAAAATTACCCCCTTAATATTGAAACTTAAGCAGGAGTATCTGGAACAAAAGGAAAGTTATAAAACAGATATCTGTATCTTTCTTGAAGACCTGGAGAGCTTCTTCAAGGGTGGAGATATTGAGCAAGAAGCAAGATACTTTGTAAACAATAAGATTACAGATAAGTATATATTCACAGTAGTTGATCCAGCTAAAAAGGATAAAGAATATTATACAAAGAAAGGTCAAGGACACCTATACCAAGAGGCCCTAGAAGGACTTCTAAAAGTATATAACCTTTCATTTGATATGATCTTATGGAGTGATCTACTACTTGAAGAACTTATACTAGATCGAAAGCTATCAAATGACAAGCCTTCAGACTTCAACGCTTACATATCTTCAATAGTCGATAGATATATCGAAAGCAAAGAAAAAGAAATGATAGAAGCGTACAATGTCTTGAATGGACTACCAGAGAAGAAACAAAGTCTAATAGGAAAGATATTTAAATAGAATAGAGAGATAGGCTTCGGCCTATCTTTTTATCATTCAATATTATCAATTAGACATAACGAGGGAAACGCCAATTCATTTTTTAAAAACTTGTAGTTCCTTGATACGCTTGGGGTTTGGTGAATAAACGAATTAGACAGAATGTAAGATATGTCTAATTGAGAAAGGGGAACAGGGCTAGTAAATGCAAAAATAATGAGACAAAAAATTAGAATTACTCATTTTTGGGAACGTACACAAAATTGAGAATCTAAAAATAATACCCCCCGGTCGAAAAAAATCGAAAAAAATCGGTCTCTGGGAACCGGTGGGAGGGGTCGATTTTCTAAATATAAGGGTTAATTTTTAAGGGGGTGGGGGTGAAGGTCAAAAAAAGTCAAAGATTTTAAAAAAGCCCCAAATTTTGGAGCTTAATTCTTGCCTGTTGAACTCATTAGATTTAGTTCCTTTTTTACTACCCTTTAAGTTACCCCAGCATGTCTCACTTTGTTAGTGATTGTTGAAATACAATGTTTTTGGTGGTTAGGTTGCCTTATTATTACTATACGTGTTTGAGTGCCTACAACAAAATGCTTTAATTTTAAGATATACTTTGCAGAAAGCCTACTACAGTGGGCTTTTTGTTTTGTCTTAAAGGGTTGATTTCTGGGTTTGCTCTCCTTTTTGTTTTCTTAAAACCTAAACCTGATAATAAAAAAACTCCTGATCTAGATCGATCAGGAGAGACTGTTACCGTAACATTTTCATTAAAAATTCAGCCATTTGTTGAGGGCTTTCTTTTTTTCCGCGAGAAACCCACATTTGACAGACTCCGAAG